TCTGCTTCGCGGCCCCGAAGATGGGTCCAGCCTCGATCTCCGCGAACCGCTGCGACTGCTGGCCGTCCTCGTATGCCTCCGCGACGGCGCGGACATAGGAGATCAGCGTGGCCTCGACGTGCTTCGGGACCGAAATGACCTCGCTGGACGAGGTGCTGCTGGTGACCGAAGACCATCCGGTGCGGTACAGCACCTTCAGCGACTCAACGCTGGTGGGGGTCGGGTACAGTTCCAGCCGATACGACTGCGTCGGTGCGAGCGTCGTCGGAAGCACCGTCTTGACGTAGGCACGCCACGTCAGGTCGGGGAAGTTGGTCTGACGTGCAGTCTCGACCTCCTCCGGGGACTGGATCCAGAGGGGCTGGTCCTGCTTCCACACCTGCGTCAGTTCCGCGAAGTCAGAAGGCAGCGCGACATACGACTGGCTGACCACGGTGCTGACCGTCGTGGTCGCCTCGCGGAACTTCCACGGGTGGGTGAACAGGTGTTCGCCAGCCGTGTTGACGATCTCCGCCTGCCGTTCGGCCACGGTCTGCCCGCTTGCCGTGGACGGGCGACCGCCGATGGCAAGCAGGACGTGGTTCTTGAGATCGCCGTAGGTAAGCATGGGTAATTCCACTTGGCGGGTTTCCCCGCCAAGTGGTGAAGTGTTGCATCAGATCACTGGATGTCGCGCTGGAACCAGAGGCCGCTGTTGACGAGCACGTCAATCAGGCCGGATGCTCCGGCAGTCACCGAACCGAGCGAAATCGCCGCCGGGTACACGCTGGTCACGCCAGCGGCATTGCCGAACATTCCGGCGTCGTCTTCGGGTGCGAGCGGCGTTCCGAGTACGACGTTGGCAGTGGTCGCAAAGACCGTTGCCTTGACGACGCCGCCGAACTGCACCTCGACGTAGGTGTCGTCTGCGCCCGCGTTGGAGAGCAGGCTGGTGACGACGCCGATGTAGCCGCACTGGTCATTCACGTTGCCGTCAGCCTTGACGACGGACGAGAACGGGGAACCTTCGAGGCTGGCGACGGTGTCGAGCGGGGGGTACACGGCTTCCGTGTGTCCGAAAGACGTGATGACGACGTCACCGACCGCGAGGGCGCTGCCCTGACGGTTGACGCAGCGGGTCTTGGTTCCGGCAGGCTGGAGGCCGACCGCACCGTTGTTGGGAGCGAAAATCATGTTGTGTGTCCTTCCTTCTTGTGTGAGTGAGGGGGCGGGACGGATCCCGCCCCCATTGCTTCATCAGTCAGCGACGTTCAGGGGGGCGATGATGCCGTGACGCTGGCGGCTGTTGCAGAACAGGTTCCACCAGCAATCGACGGGCTGCACCCAAGTGAACGGCTGGTTCGGGTGACGCATCACGTCGTGCTTCTTCATGTAGCGCGTCGAGTGGAAGATCGGGGTGAGGTACTGGCCGTTGACGAACCAGTAACGCGCACCCTTGTCGATCGTCTGCGTGCTCGTCTCCGAGGTGGTCACGCTGGACGAAAGCGACGCAGCGTCGCGACCAGCCTTGGTGTCGGCAACCGTGGTCCCGGCGGACGGGAAGATCGCCGCGTCGTCGAGGTTCGCGCAGTACTCCAGCGGGATGCCCGAGAACGTCGGGGTGCTGTAGGCGCTGTCCTGCGGGCTGACGAGCATGTCGTTCGACGCACGCAGTGCACGCTTGTACTGGTTGATGCCGAGACGGGAGCAGAGGATCATCTGGCGGCTGAAGTTCGTCTCCTCGAAGTACTGACGCTGGGTCAGGGGAGCCTTGAACTGCACCTTCAGGAACATCTCGTCGAACGCCGGGAACAGACCGCCGACCTGACGGGTTCCGGCGTTGTGGCTGCTGAACGTGTACGACGCGGGCGTGGCGTTCTGGTCAAGGGCACGGTCGTAGAACGAAATCTGGTTCGACCAGCGGGCGTCGGTGGTCGGGTTGATGCCGAGAACGTTCGTCCACCCGGTCGGAGCGCCACCGCGCTCACCGAAGGTGGTGACGCTGTTGATGATCTCCGTGATGAACGCGGGGAGGCCATAAGGCTCCTTGCCGCCCGTCTCCATGTTGCCGTAGTTGCCGATGTACGGCGCCCACAGGTCGTTCTCCATGCCGTTCAGCATGGACGTCCACATGCGCATCTCCTTGATGCGCTTGAGGCGCTTGTACATGACCTTGGCGTCGCCGTCGTTCAGTTCGACTTCCTGATCGGTCCACGACATGTAGTCCATGCTGAAGCGCCACGGGGCGGTCAGCGTGTCGGTGACCTGCGGGTTCGTCCAAGTGAACGTGTCGTTCGGCTGGTACTTCTGGTAGGTCGAGGCGTCGTCGAAGACGATGACGTCCTTGATGGACGTGCCGCCCTGAACCAGCGTCTCGCTGGCCTTCTCCTTGAGCAGGCGGGAGAGGACGTAGTTGTTCTTGACGGCCTCATTGATGACGGCATCGGCGGACTTCAGGTACGCAGGGCCAGTGCTCTGCATGAAGTCGTTGAACTGGTTGATCGAAGGCATGTTGCCTCCTCCTTACTTTCTGGTTGCGGTGCGGAGGCGATTGCCGCCGCCCGACATGATCTGGTCAAGGATCTCGTCGTCCTCGTCGCGCGGCGGCGGCTTGACCGGGGCAGGCCCGCCCTTCGGGGCGGTCGGCTGGCTGGCACGCACGTTCGGCGGCGCGGACGGCTTCGATCCAACGATGGCCTGATAGGCGGCGGCGGCGAGTTCATCGACCGACGCATACCCACCCGGCTTCGCAGCCCCGAGTTCCGACATCTTCGCGGTGATGTCGTCGAAGGACGGGGACTTGGCCCCGTACTGGACGCGCATCGCCATGTCGGCTGCACGGACCTGCGCAAGCAGCACTTGCTCCTGCAAGCGTGCCTGCTGCTGCTGGAAGGCCTGACGGACTGGCTCGACGACGTCTGCGCCGTAGACATCCGCCATCTGCTCGAAGGGGTCCTTCGGCACGGCGGGCGCTTCGGCAGGCGTGTTGTCCTGCGCAGCGGCCTCCGGGGCCTTGGCCTTCGACAGTTGCTCCTCCAACTGCTTCATTCGACCGCCATACGAGTCAACGTCCTTCTGCCGCTTCGCAGCCGAATCCGCCCACTTGGCGAGCGTTTCGGGCGAAGCCGAGGCGATGACCTCGTCGGGTACGCCGTCCCTTCTCAGGACCTTGGCGACCGCTTCACGATCGAAGGCGGGAGACGCATCCGGGACCGTCGAGGGGGCTGCCGACGAATCGACATCCGCCTCCCCGTCCCCTTCCTCGTCCGTTCCGAGCAGTTTCGCGAGCACCATGTCGTCGTCGTCCGGCGAGTTGGCCTCGATGGCTTCGTCGGATTGCGTGGTGTCCTGCTTGACCTGCTCCTCCGCCCCGCTGGACGGAGTCTCGGCCTGCACGATGGGTTCAGCGATGCTGTCCATGTTCAGTCCTCTGCCCTGACGTAGCCGTGACGGGACGCGACATTGCGTTCCTCGCGGCGACTGTGGATGATCGGCTTGCCCTGTCGGTCGCACTTGACGCCCGGAAGGTTCCGGGGAAGCGCGTGGCTGACGTAGGGGTATGTGCTGGTGGTGAAGTTGGGGCTGACCTGCGCTGAACTGGCGACCCGGCGGATCGGGCCGAGGGTCGGATGCTGGAACATGGAGCCGATGGCGGGAGCCTCGCTCATGCGAAGCACGCACTCGACCGTCATTCCGCCTTCAGTCACGAACTCGTAGGTCGGCATCACATCCTCGCGGCTGCACCTGCGATCGCCGCCTGCGCACGGGCAGGCACGACGGGGGCCTCACCAGTAGGAGAAGGGTTTTCACCTCCCGATGGAACACCCCCCGCCGCCGGGGCAGGGGCGGCTCCGCCGCCCGCCGCCCCCTGAACCTGCCGGAGGATCCCGTCGTCGATGAAGTCGGCCATCTGAGGCACGTTCTGGGCGTCACCGAGGAACGACATGAGGTCGCGCCACTTGACCCACGGCATGGCGGGCATGGCCTGAGCGGCGGTGGTGACCACCTGAAACGTCTCGATCGCCCGCTTCTGCGCCAGCATCTCGCTGGTGCGCTCCATGCTGTAGGCGTCCACGTCCACCTGCATGTCCTCCCACTCCCCGACCTTCAGGCCGCCTTGGAAGACGGGATCCTCGATTCCTGCGGCACGGGCATCCTCCCCTCCGACAGGGAGGACGATCCGGGAGTCGTGGAACATGTACCACCCGACGTTCCGGAACACCGTGTCGCAGGCATCCTGAAACGCCCGCTTGAGGTGGGCGATCCGCATGGTGCTGGCGGACTCCGCGACGGCGACCTCCGTGGCGCTGGCGGACCCGGCGATGTTGCCGCGCATGGCGTCGGACATGCCGAGGGCGCGGTCGAGCCGCTCCTTGGCCGTCTCCACCGACTGGATGTGCTGGTTGGTCGAGCCTCCGACTTCGACGGGCTGGAGGCTGCGGG